AGGAGCGGGGACAGGCGGGGTATTTTCAGCGGGGGGAGTCTGCTGTTCCTTGTTTACAGGGGCAGGATCGGTAGTCTGCTGGTTCTGCTGAGGAGTTCCACCTTCGGGGGGAGTCTGCTGATTACTCTGTCCTTCCTGAGGGGAGATAGGGTTAGCCAGAGTAGAAACACCAGACTGGTTATCAGGTGAAAAGGACGAGACCGTGAGAGCTTCATTCATGCTGATTCTCGGTAGATTTAATGGTTGATGATTATGAACCTGCCGGACTGAACGACCTGAGGTTCGCGCTTCTTAACTGTGAGTTCAGAAGGATTGGAAAGAGTAAGGTTTGCGGTATCCTGAGTCTGAGGGGCCTGCTGTTCAGTGGCCTCTTCGACTGCTTTCTGCTTACGAGCCATGATATTCCTTTATATTAGGCAGGGGACTGAGTACCCATTGCCTGCTGAATGAGTTCGGGGGGGAGCTTGTCGCCTACCTGACGGATGACTTCAGGCGCGGCTTTGCCCATGAGTTCCTGCTGTGTGGCCTGCTCCTGTGCGGCCTGAGCCTGCTCACGCTCCTGCTGAAGCTCTTCGTCTGTTTTAATGAGACCTTCAGTAGGGATGCCCATAGAGGCGGCAAGGCGCTGAATAGCGTTACCCACATTGAGATACTGAAGAGCGGCTTCACCAAGTCCCTGAGTCATAAACTGAAGGAACTCAGTTAGCTTCTGCTTGTCATTACCACGACCGAGAGCCTCGAAGCCTGTCACTACAGAAGGAGCCACGACACCTTCAGGGAGATCAGGAAGCCTATGTTCATCTGTCATCCGCTTCATGCGAGAACGGATGTAAGGGAGCTGAAACTCCTGAGAAATGAGGGTATAGACACCACCCAGTCCAGCTTCAAGTTCGCGGGCAATAGTGCGAATCTCTTCTGCGGTAACGCGCTCACCATCACGGCGAACACCTTCCATCATAAGGAAATTGGTCTTCAGGGTGACTTCGAGCTTTTGTACCTGCTGGTAAGTGATGTTCAGGTCTGCTGATTTCTGCATCTGAAGGAACTGAACATCCTCTACTCTACCTTCGATAAAGTCACCGTTGCGGGCCTGTGTAAGCGCACGGGCAGAGGTTATGCCATTAGGATTCACAAGACCTACAGCAAAAGCTGAAATAGCTGACCCTTCGACAAGCGCCTGCGACAGAGACTCAAGAGAAGTAAGATCGCCAAGCTGAAGCTCCACAAAGGAACGACCGTAGTCCTCACCAGCTACGGAGTACATACGGACAGGGAACCAAGGACAGGTATCAACCTTATAGGTACCTTCGGAATCCTTAAGGATATGTCCCTTTACTTCCTGATAGACCATCCAAGTGTCGCCTTCGCGGGACAGATAGGTATAGATGTCCACTTCTTTTTCATGGCTTTGGGAATCTGAGGGGGTACTGAGGGAGCTTTCACCTTCCCTATCAGTTTTCCCCTCACCTTCCTCACCATTCAGGACAGTGAACTCTTCAATCTGAGTACGGGTTTCCTCATCAAGAGCATCAACTGAAAGTGTTTCCTTCGTGATTATCTCAAGCGGGTTGCCCGCAGGATCGCGCTGGACAACAAAATGGGTAAGAGGGAAGAAACGAAGGCCCTTTTCAGGATCATCAAAATACAGACCATTACCAGTTACGATAAGGTGCTGATTCCCTTCAAAGACAACTGAGCGGTCGCCTTTTTCCTCGATGTCAGCAAGGACAGCCTGCTCGACACGGGAAAGATTCTTTTCAACACGAGTACGAAACTGCTTATCTATCTGCTCTTCCTCAGTCTCCATAAGGAGATTGTTCACCCTAAGTCTGAAACAGGCTTCATTAGGAGGAAGCATGGTCATAAGGAGCTTGGATGCGAGGTTAGTGACACCATTAGCACCTACGGACTGGTAAAGCGAAGGGAGCTTCTGATTCTCCATACCTTCTTCAGGAAGAAGAGAAGGGATAGTGAGCTTTGAACACTCCCTTGCCCTATCGAGAAATGAAGCTCGGTCGTTAGAAAGCGTGGCGTAACGCTGTGCGGCTATACCTTTCTTAGGGGCTTCCTGAGGGCTGGCATCAGTAAGGGACATTGACACCAGAACCGCCGCCTGCGGATGCGCCGTTAAGGTTGAGGTCGATGGTCAGAGCCGCAGTGCCTTTCTTTTTCTTGGCCCGCTGATCGCTGGTCTGCGCGGAATTGGTCACAGTAGGGGCTTCAGCGGTTTCTTCAGGTTCGGGGGCAGTCGCCTGAACATAGGTCTTGGGAGGGGCTACGGTCTGAGTCTTGGGTTTACCACCCATGCTAATCACATCCTTTCGTGTAGTAGGGGGAGGTTTTGGTGTAGAGGTTGCACATGGGAAATGTGACCTCCCCGGTTTTAAAGTTTTTTACAGGGATGACAGAAGGCACAGCACCAACAAACTGACAACCGACATCACGAGCAAAAATATTACTATGTCGGAACATGGTGGGTGTTGTGAGGATAAGACAGTCGAGAGTTATGTTACTAAAAAGTAAGTCAAAAAAGGCTTCGGCATACTTTTCCTTATTCTCAATAGACTCAGGATTTCTGAAGAATGTGTAATGAAGTCTTGCAGTTCTTCCTAAGAAACAATCGAGAAAAGCTAAAGCCACAGGTTCTCCGTTTTCTTTTGAAAATCCAGCGTAACACCACACAGTCTCATTAGTGATGATGGCTTTGAACTCTTCAAAAGTGTTCACATCACCTGAACAGAAAAGATACTTATCCATGCCTTGCTGTTTCATACGGAGCCAGAGCAGAGCCATATCATAGTCGGTAAGACTCTGCTCTGGCGGTATGTGACATTTACAGTCCAGCAAGCTGGTCAGCTTTAGAACTGCCGATCTTGTTGTTTCGCTGAATGTCATAGGCAGACTTGAGCGCCTTTACGATAAAACGCTGACCCGCGTAAAAGAAGATGTCCCTCTCGGAGTCAATAAGAGAAGGACACTTTTCAGGGACAAGACGATCGAGCATTTCAACGATTTCCTTGGTGACAGGGACATCGAGGATAGTCTCGGTTTTGATTTCTTTCTTAGCCATTAGGAATAGAATCTCCTGTAAAGGCGAATGACTGGTTTCTGGAGGCAAGATGAACATCGGTAATTAGCCCTGTGGGCTGGATGTAGCTTGCCTGATAGGAAGCATCTGCCAGAGTCTCATCATAAGCCCCAAGTTTAAGGCCATGAATAAGTTCATAGACATCTGAATCCACTTCAGATACAGAAGCCGCCCCCGTCCAGACTACAATCTGGAGATTGGGAGCGGCCTTTCTCAGAGCTTTGAGGAACTCAACGATGTCTTCGGGAGGCTGACACAGAAGGTCTCCTCCCATGATCCATATCTTGTCGATGATGATGGAGTATTCGTATGACAGACGATAAGCGTTTTCGCGTATCCATCTCTGCCATTTCTTACCTACGCCGTATTTCTGAAGTTCGGGATTATGACACCCCTTGCAGTTACGGGTACAGCCGGACACGAAAACCTCCAGAGCGCCATGCTCATAGTTGATCTCATACCCAGCGATGTGCATAGCCATAGCGGCTCCTTATTCGTAGAAATGACGGTTGGGAAAATCGCACTCCCGCCGCTTCTTATTCCAGTGTTTCGTGTTCGTAAGGAAGCCTACGACACGGGTGTATGTTTCGGTTGCTTCTCCACCACAGACAGGGCAGAAAGTTTCACCAGCCCAGACGTGACCATGAGCGCACTGGTGAATGGCATAGTTCACCGCGAAGTACACCACACCCTTCTTGCAGGCCATTTCGATAAGGCCGCGCATGATAGCAGGTCTCTGAATACGCTGTTTAGTATTGATGTGGAGGATGGAACCGCCATCACAATACTGGTCAAGCACACCCTGAGTCTCCATACGGGTAATAAGGTCAGCCTCAGAATCAGTGAGCGGGATAAACTGGTTGGAGTAGATCATATCCTCTTCATCGTGAAAGGCGAGGATACGGTCTTTCTCCGCCAGCTTCACGGCACTGGACTCAGCGGGTACCTGCTCCATATTGTGAGGGGCATTGTACTTAGCCTTACAAAGTTCATTAGTGTGCTGAATAGTCATAAGGACTTCTTCAGCCTTCTTCGTGCCTTCGGGGGTTTTGATGTCATACCCCATAATGTCGAGGGCTTCATACAGACCTGTGATGCCGCAGGTAGAATACTGGCGACTGAGGCTCATGTAGCCCAGATCGTACAGAGGCAGGGCACCACGGGAGATACGATCTTTCAGGAACTCACGCTTGGCGGCGTTAATAGACTGAGCCATGTAAACATAGCCCACAATGTCCTTAAGGAAGTTCTTGAAGATGTCGTCATAGCTGACACATTCAGAAACAGCGATGTGTGCTACACGAGGAAGGTTGATGGTACAGACACCCATTGAGCCGATTTTGGTAGAGCCGCTACCGAAGGAGTTGGTATAGCCAAGACCCTCGGATTCAGAGCGCAGACGACAGCAAGAGCTGAGAGTGCTAGACTTACCCATATAGATGTTAATGAAACCGTACTTGAGGTTCTGTTCGGTAATCAGATCGAGGAACTCTGCATCCTGAACATGACGTTCCACACCCTCCTCTGAATAGACACTGAAGCAAGCAGTAACCACAGGGAAGGTAATAGGTGTACGGGCGAGTGTTTCATTCATGCACTGGAGGAACCATTCCTGAACCCACTGAACCATTTCCATCTTCACCTGTTCACCGAGAATGACGTAGCTGGGAAGAAGCTGTTCGAGGAAATAGCGGTCATACACCGAGACATTGGTGAAGGGGGATTGGTTTCCCCGAAATTCCCAGTTCAGGGTGTATATAAGGGAA